TCGCATTGACGGAAGGACTTTCTTGTCGTAGACATACTGATAAACCTCCTCGATCTCTTGCTTCATTTGTGGGTATTTACGCTGATGCATCTCTTTATTACGAGTTACCAACTCATGCCAATTCTCTCGTCGCTGTAACTCCGGTACGTACTTAGCGTACTTACTAAAGACAGTGATGTCTGATAAGATCTCGTTACTTGTTTCCATCTGCTTCCTCGAACTCTATGAGCATGTCGATACAGTGCTTAGCTTTTTCTAAGTCCTGAACGCCACCCTTCTCTCTAAATCGTGTAATATATTTAATAGCTGTGTGTTGACAGGCATCTAGCTTATTCTTCATGGAATACTCCATAGGCTGTATTGCTAGATCCTTATAGTGTCCACCGCCAATCTGTACGTCTAAACTACTCACCGTCAAACGTCTCCTTATCTATAGCTATCTCTAGCTTATCATCAAACCTATCACAAATGTCTTGTGAGGTTATCTCTAGTAACTCGCAGAGTAAGTCTGGATCATAGAACTCTACTAGATACTCAACTAGTTCTTCGATTGTTCTTGTCATTAATCTTCTTACTCCACTCTTTTAGTTCTTTTAGGTCTGTTAAACCGAACCATTTGATGCCCTCTTTTTCGCACCACTGTCCGTTTGTGATCTTAGATCCCTTTCGTACCTTTTGGTTAGGCTTAGACCAGACAAAGACTAAATGTTTACCTTCTGACTGTAGCTGTTTATGTATCGCTTTATACTTAGCAGTATCACCTACACGGAAGAAACCTTTAACTTCAATGTAGACGATACCTTTAGTGAAGTCAGGAGTATAAGTCTTAGGCACCTCATAGGCTACCCGTTGAGTCTCATACTCCCAACCACTCAATTGCTTAGCGACTTCAGCTTCCAGTTTGCTCCTGAACTTTGGCTTTTGGCTTAGCATTCTTCTTCTCTTCCTTAATTAGTGCTTGACACATTTGGCCTGTACTGGCTACAAAAGGACTACCGTGTAGTGACCAACCATCGTCTAGTAGACCACTCACCATACTAGTGAATCGGTCTGGACGGGGTGATTCTATTACTGTGTATAACATTAATCTTTTACCTCTAATACGTTAGGTAGCTTCCAAACCTCAGTTAAGTATCGAGGCCCACTACTATATATGAATGTCCGTAGTTTAGGATAACATGTCTTCTTATAACTACAGTACGAACATCCTGTAGGTAGTTTCATGTTACCACTCTTGCCGTCCGGTACAGGATCATAACAGGGATCAGGCATAGTGTCTTCGTCTGCAACGACAACCTTGATGTGTTCAATGCGATCCTCGATCTTCTGACCTTGAGTTAAGTCTATCATAGCTAGTGCTAAATGTCCATTCCCCTTATCCATAGCTAACCAACCTGCCTTCTCCTGCTTTAAGGCTGCACCATAGCCCTTTAGCTGATCTACATAACCGAAGGGGTCATCGAACTCTACAGTATTCTCCTTAAACTTCTTAAAGGCAAAGCTACTGGCTGACTTAACATCAATCAACGTACCGTCAATACAACAGTCCATAGAACCACTGACACCGTTGATATTCACACGCTCCTGCTCATGGGTTACTTTATGTCCAGATAGACGTACCATAAGTAAGACTAGCTCTTCGATGATATGACCATACAAGAACTTGATTAAGGTATGGGGTGCTAGTTTCTCAGCCTCAGTTCCTTTATGTTTTAACCAAATCTGCCTATCGGGCTTACCTATACTGGACATCCGTAGTCCTGTACTATCTTGACGCTTCTCTAATAGGTTACTGTAGACTAGTTCATCTACATTCTTACTGAATAACGTAAACGCTTCATCTACGTCCACTCCTTTAGACACCTTACCTGTATCTACTAGTTCGTAGATGTCCTCTACTACTGTATCAACTGTCTTGCCCATACTTACTCCTTAGTGTGTGTCTGCCCAGCTAGTACCAACTTGATACTCTCCATCCTGCGGACACCTCATGTTTAACTGATTACCTGCTTCGATGATAGCACTAACAGCCATCTTACCGAACACTTCGGCGTGTTCTTCAGCTACCTCAGCTTGTATTTCATCGTGAATATTACCTACTAGCTTAAAGTCTAACTTAGCCCCCTCAGCATAGCCATAGAGAATCACTAATGCCTTCTTCATCACTATAGCCCCTGCTGACTGTAAGAGGTAATTTAATGCTGAGTGGTCTGACTTGATCCATATCTTACGTCCGTCTAAACCCTTTAGATACCCTCTTCCAGCAGCTTTAGTAACTTGTTCTCGCAATCTCTTAAGTGCTGGTGTTGCATTAAGGAATCGTTCTTTAAGAGCCTTACCGTCTTTAGCAGTTCCGTTAACAATTTCTCCGACCTTTGCATCCCCTGCTCCATAGAGGAAACCGTAGATAAAGGTCTTCGCTTGTGAACGCTCAGGTAACTGGGCTGCAATCTGGTTAGCTGTGTGTATGTCGCCATCTAGTATCTCCTGTGTGTAGTCTTCATCATTCATGAAATGGGCGAGCATTCTTAATTCTAAACCACTTGCATCACAACCAACGAGCTTATATCCCGCCGGCACCGTCCAACACTCTCTACACTCTTGACCATAAGGGCTGTAGGATGCAGGCACTTGTGCTAAATTAGGGCTGCTATGCGACATACGATTTGTCTGTGCGCCTATTGGATTAACAAATCCGTGAACCCTACCATCATCTTCTACTGAGTTAATCCAACTCTGAACCTGCGCTATACGCTTCTGTAATAAGAGATAGTCCTTAATGAGTTGTGCCTCCGGTATGTCTACCTTCTCAAGTATCTTTTCATCTACTTTAGGTAAGCCACTCTCTGTAAACTCTTTAGGCTCCCACCCAAAGTGCTTTAAATACCTTCCAATCTGTTGTCTGCTGCCTAAGTTAAAGGGTGGGTAGGTAATAATACCATACGATCCTTCTTCATTATAGTGTACCCCTTCAGCTTCATGTCTGATTAGGATAGCTGCCTTCTCACCATTCTTCTTGTAAGGATTCTTAGGGTAATTCTTCTCTACCCACACAGGTAGCGGTAAGAACCTATTGTGTACCTGCTCTTCAGCATCTAGCATCTTCTCCTTTAGCTCTGCTAGTAGCATGAATGCCTTACCTTCATCTAACAACCATCCATTACGGGATTGTTCTGCTATGATCCTATGGACATCCATCTCTAATTGAATACTCTCTTCAGAGAACCCTTCAGACTCCTTCAGGAGCATTGTGTAGGCTCTAGTGTTCACTTCTACATCCTGTACACAGTAATCTAACATCTCTTCACTATACTGGCTGAAGTCAGTGTGATCGCCTTTAGGAAACCCTAATCGTTCTCCCCATGCCGCGAGGGAATGTCCCCCTTCACGTACAGGATTAAATAAGCGAGACATAACCAGAGTGTCAGTAAGCCTAACACCACTAAAGTCAATGGAAAGTAAACGCTCAAGTACAGGAATATCATAACCGAGAATATTGTGACCGATGATCTCATCTACGCCCTCTATGCTAAAGTTGTTTAGTTCATTAGGCCCATAACAGACAGTATCGCCACTTATCACTTCCTGAGTGACAATGCACCAGATCTTGTCTGGATTAAGTCCGTTTGCTTCTATGTCTAGTACAATCTGTTTAGAAGTCATAATCCTCCGTCTCCTTTAGCTTAGGGTCTATACCCCTCTCTAGTCGTGTAGTGTTGGCGTTATAATGTAACCAACCAGCATCACCTGTGTTACCTGTACGACGACACTTCACTAGTTGTACCTTAGTACAGTTCTTAGCATAGTCATCTTCAGCCATTTTATCACGACTCAGTAGAATCGTATTGAATGAGATTTGGTTAATAGAGCCTGAACCCTTCAAATCGTACTCACTCACATCATGTGCTTCCTTAACAAAAGGCTTACGCATGTGGCTAACAATGATAATACTAACTCCAGTTTCTTGTGTCAACTTCAGACAACGATCCATGAAGTCATCTATTGTACCATTCTCATTGCTCGTTACAGCAGCCTGTAGAGGGTCTAAGACTAATATATTACAATCCATCCCTTTGACTAAATAACGCATCTTAGAGAACAGTTCATCACTATCTACGGCTCCTTGATGATCAAGAATGTGTAGCTTGTCTGCTGAAAAGAACTCGTCGTAAGCGTCCTTATACTTAGTGTAGTCACGCTCCTGCATCGGTACGTTAGAGATATTCTCCTGTATGTGTACAGAGAGTAGCTTCTCTACTGTTTCAGCTGGATTAGACTCTAATAGGATACAGCCAATCTTCTTATTAGACTCACTAACCATCCCATAGATTAGATTGTATACCATTGTAGACTTACCGATACTAGTTAAAGCACCAATTGTCGTAATCTCACCTGCTGCAATACCACCATTCATCATATTATTTAGAGTACCAAAGGCAGAAGGGAACGGTGTGACCTCTTCTTGACCTCTAGACACAAAGTTATCCCATACGGATGTGTCTGTAGCAGGACTCACAATACCTACAGGCTTATATGTAGGTGACTCCCACCATGCCTTAGTGAAGTCTCTAACCTTATTCTCTAAGAGCATCTCAGATGCATCCTTAAGAGGCATAGACATGATCTTGACCTTATTAGGCGAGAATAGATCACATACGTCTTCTACAGCTGCTCTACCAGCAGAATCTTGATCGAAGCACAGGATCACATTCTCGAATCCCTCTAAGAACTCTAAGGAGTCCTGTATGTTTCTACGTGCTGATCCTGCACCATTCTTAAGGCTAACTACAGGCCACTTACCATCGAACATCTCAGATACAGCTAATGCATCTAGCTCCCCTTCAGTTACTGTAATGTAACGTCCAGTCTCACCTTCAAAGAGCTGTTGTCCGAACAGTCCTGCCTTATTCGTATTACCATAAGTAGGAAACGTCTTATTAGAACAAATACGACTCTTATACCCTGTCTGCTGGTAGCCTACACCCACCTTAGTGAAGTAAGGGTAGTAATGCTTAGAGATATTACCCCATTCGTCATTCTCTACCTTAACACCGTACTTCTTACAGATAGCCTCAGAGATACGACGATCCTTGATGCGGCTATATACTGCCTTCTCAGGTATCTGTGCATTATTCACTACAACAGACACACTACGTTTACGTGCTTGTTCTTCACCGTATCCTGTATTTCCGGTCACACTCTCAAAGTAGTCACAGGATGCACCGTAACACGTAGCGTGACCATCAGCATAACGCGCTAGATTGTCTTTACTACCACACTTAGGACAAGGCTCTCTACCTACTGTTTGACGACTAGCGTCCGTATGTTTTGTTGATCCATTCATTATAATCACTCTCATGTAAGAAGTATTTTAAGATATGTTCAATCGACGCTAATAACTGCTGTTCATTGATACGCTCAGTTGCTTCTAAGTAAGGATCTTTACTAGAGTGCGTTAAAGTACTGTGCGCTTCCTGTAGTGTTTCGACAGTGATTAGGTCACGTACCTCACACCACTGTAGCTCATCATTAATGTTAATCATTTAAACCTCCGAATAGGCTTTAGTTATAATACGGCAGAAGTCTGATCGTACGATATCATCAGGGTCTTTAAACTCAGTGATACCAATAAACTCCTGTATATACTTCACTCTTGTCTGCATGTCTAACAGGCTCTTTAAGCCACTAGATTGTCCCTTAGCTGACTGATCTAAGTCACCAGTAATAACTACTGTAGACCCAGTACCAATACGCTTAAGAAACATCTCCATCTCTTTAGGGCTAGTGTGTTGTGCCTCATCTAACATGATAAAGCTATTGTCCCACGTTCTGCCCTGCATGTATTCAAAGGGTACGACCTGTATAGTCTCGTTTGCGACATACTCTTCAACCTTACCGTTGAGGTGTCGCTTTAAGACATCCATATAAGGCACTACCCAACTCTCCATCTTCTCTTCTAAGGTTCCCTTTAGGTAGCCAATAGATCGGCTATCAGACACATTAGGTCTGCAGAGGATGATCTTACCTTCCTTACGGTTATCTATCTTAAACTGGGCTGCTTTGGTGGCTGCAATGTATGTCTTACCACTACCCGCAAAGCCCATACCTACAGACACTACCTTCTCTTCGATAGATGTTATGTAGTAACTCTGTGCTAAGGACAAGGGTACTAACTGAATAGACCCACTATTATTCTTCTTCGCTGTTGGTTTCTTCATCGTCGTGTTCTTCACCTGAAATAAGTATGGTTACGGGTTTGCCTGTCTCTTTATGCTCTTCAATAGCATCTACTACAATAGTATATATACGGCTCTCGGTATCTATGTCGTGCTTGTTGTACTTATAGTGTTCATACGCTTCTGGTAAGATCACTAAGACTACCGTGCTGAGTACACCTAGTGCAGCAGCGAGCCATAATACCTCAGTTATTAGACTAATCATTTAATCCTCCCATGTTGTACCTCGTTGGTAGAGTTGTAGGGCAGTGTTAAAGTCACACTTAAAGCCCTTCATAATTTCA